CCGCATGCAGGTTCGTCTTTCGAGCGGTGTGCCGCTTTCGTTGCGCGGGACATTCGCCGTGCTGGCGGGCCGCCAGTCGATCGAAGCGGTGACCAACCAGGATGGTTCGACCGATCGTATTGGCACCCCGACGGCGCCGCGTGCGAACGTGACGTTCAAGGATGGTGGCATCGATCTGGCGGCTCTGATGGAGGCGCCGCGTCAGAACATCGTCATCACGGAGGAGATGACCGGCGTGACGCACCACTTCATCGACGCGTTCTTTTCCGGGGAATCGGAGAACAACCGTATCAATGGTGAGGTGAGCGGCCTGACGATTGTCGGCGACACCTATCGTCGTACGGGCGGCTGATCCCATGGCGGACAGGACCGTTCCTCTCTCGAAGAAGTACGAGGTGCCCGGACATGAACCGTTCGACAAGCTCGTGCTTCGCGCCCCTGTCTATCAGGACATATTCATCGACGGCCTCGGAGAGCCTGCCGAACGGCAGCCAAACGGGGCCGGCGGTTTCATGGTTGTCGTCTACCACTCGGTCGTCGACCAATATGCCCGGCGGCTTTTGCGCTCGCCTGACTACAGCTGCATCACGCAGCTGGAAGCATGCGATGCTCTCGATCTGCAAAATGAGATCATCGGTTTTTTCTCCAAGCGGGCGGCCTCGACAACCTCGCCGGCGTCGCCGACACCCTAGTCTTCCGGCTCGGATGGGACGCTGCCCGCGTCCAGCTAATGACGATAGGCGAGATCGCCTGGTGGTCCCGTCGCGCTCTGGCTTTCAAGAGTAGATCATGAACCGCGAAATCGAAGCACGGCTGAAGTACACGGCGGTCGACAAGACCGGCAGTGCTCACAAGTCCGTCGCGGACAAGATGGACGGCATCAACAAACGTGCTGCTGCTTTCAACCGGCAGCAGGGTGTCTTTGCCCGATCCACCTCGGCGATGTACGCGACCATTGCTCGTTATGCTGCGCCGGCGGCGATCGCATATGGGGCGAAGGTTGCGCTGACGGATTTCGCTGCGCTGGAGCGGCAGATGACGCGGATCGGGATTACAGCCGACGCATCATCGAAACAGACGGCGGACGCCTTCGCCCTGGCGCAGAAGGTGTCCAAGGATCTGAAATTCGACAGTGTCGCCCCCGCGATCGAGGCGTTGGACACACTGGTTTCCTCTGGCAAATCTCTGGAAGAGGCGATGGCCTTCCTTCCTTCGGTTCTGGCGACGGCGCAAGCCTCTGGCGCTGCGACTGCCGATATTGCCAATACCGGTCTGAAGGCCGCCGACGCTCTGAAGATCGAGACGGCGCAACTGCAACGCGCTTTCGACATCATGGTGGTCGGCGGCAAGGCCGGCCAGTTCGAACTGAAGGACATGGCCCAATATATTCCGGGCCTTGCAAACAGCTTTGCGACGCTGGGTTATTCGGGCGAGGATGGCCTGAAAAAGCTGGTAGCCATGCTGCAAACCATCCGCGAGGATACGGGCGACGCTTCCGCGGCGGCGACGCAGGCGCAGAACATCTTCGGAAAGATGTATTCCGAGGAGACTGCGAAAAAGTTCAGCGACTTCGGCATCAATCTTCGCAAGGAAATGACTGCGGCCCGGAAAGCTGGCGAAGATGCCGTGGCGGCCTTCGTGCGGATCTCGCAGAAGGCAATCAATGGCGACCTTTCCAAGCTGCCACTGTTGTTTTCCGACCAGGAATTCCGGCTCGGCATGCAATCGCTGATGACCAGTGAGGAAAGCCTTGCGCGGTTTTTGAACCTGATGAATTCAGCAGAAGTCAACGGCGCTGTGTGGCGAGACGTGCAGCGCGTGATGACGGATACGCAATCGTCCATCGACACGATGTCGAATAGTTGGGAGCGTTTGAAGGTTTCGTTCGGCGGCGCTGTTGCGCCAGATGCCACGGCAGCAATGAACGGGATATCGGATCGTCTCGACTATCATTCGGCGGTGAATGCCGGGCTGGAGAAGAACGGCGTCAATGGTTTCTGGAACCGGACAAAGTGGGGCCTTTTCAGTTCCGACGACGAAAAAATGCAGATGGCCATCAAGGGCGGATACAGCAACAAGGACGCCATCGCAGAACACCAGAGGGACCGGTACGGGCGCGAGGCCAACAAGCCTTCAGTCGGTCGTCACAGTAGTGGCCATCCTGTTGCAGCCAAGGCCAATGCAATCCCCGCTGGGTTTGCGCCGACGAATGCGCCGGACCTCGGGCTTTCCGGCCTGTTCTCGGTTCCCAGCAAGGAAGACTTCAAGAGCGCCCTGAAAATTGATCTCGGCTTCAAACGTCAGGGGGAGGAGGCGGGGGCAGCCGTCGCGGATGGCGGCAAGGAAGCCGGCAAGGCGATCGAGGAATCTGCGGCCTTCTTCAAGGTCGCCGGTTACGATGTTGGTGCGGCCATCGCCAATGCTGCGCGTGAACTCGCCAGTGCGGCGTCGAAGATGAGCGCTGTGGGAAGTTACAGCGGTCCCGGTCAACGACCGGCAGTGAATGCAGATACGGGGCGCAGCATGCCGCCTTCCGCCGGGCGACCGGCCGGTGGTTCCAAATAAGGTGGTGTCATGAAGGATTGGGCGGCGCGGTTGCGCAAGGCGAGCTTCCGGGGTGTCGACTTCTGGGTCGACGCGGAAGACTTGTCCGCCGGAAAGCGGATCGCACGACATGAGTATGCTGGCGGTCGACAAACCTATCTCGAGGAGATGGGACTTGCGACTGCGACCTATGATGTCACGGCTTATCTGATCGGCGACGACAGCGACAGCGCATCGAGGAGCCTTACTGCAGCCTGTCTGGCTGCCGGTCCTGGTCGGCTTGTGTTGCCGATTGATGCTGGACATCTCGCCTATATCGAGGGTTTCCGCAGAAGCCGGGTCCGTGACCAGCGCGGTTACATCGCCTTCGACTTCACCGCCATACCGATCTCCAATCAGCCTGGGGGCGCGCTTGGTATCGGTGACCTGAATGCGCTGGTCGCCTCGGGGCTCGGGCCGGCGTCGGATGTGTTTGCCTCGATCTTCCCACTGTCAGCCGACGTTCCTTCTGTCGCTGGCTGGCTTACATCGGCGGTTTCTGTGCTCGTTACCGATGACCTCGATAACGTGTCTCTTGCTCAAAGGATTGCGACGTCCGTCAAACTCGACAGTTTCGGTTTTGCCCGCGAGGCGATGGACATCATGCGGATCGTTGCGGAGAGCGTTGTCGACCCTTCCGGGTTCGATGCCCTGCGCTTGCCTGAAGGCAATGACCAGACGACGCTTGATGCCATGAGCATCGTGCTCGCTGAAGGGCTCTGCATCGCAGCCCCACGTGTGGTGTGGGTGACAAGGCCGCAGGCGCGCGCCGCACGTAACCGTATCAGGTCTGCCGGCGAAGCAGCCCTTGCAGTGGTTTCGGCGAAGGGCGCCATTGCGGTCGACCTTTACCAGTTTGTCGCGCAGCTCGTCGAAGTCGCCGTTCGCATCATTTCTGACCAGGCGGCCAACGCCGTGCCGGTCGTCAGGGTGGAGACCGGTGTCTCGTTGCCTTCGACCGTGCTGGCCTATCGCCTCTATGGCAGAGCGGATCGTGCAGGCGATGTCGTCGATATAGCGAGATCCGGAACGCCTATGCTTATGCCGATCGCTTTCGACGCGTTGGAGAGCTGATATGCGTTCATCGAGCTCCGGACCGCTGGAGACGGTCGTTGTTGACGGATTGCCGCCGCTGAAATCGATCGAGATTAATGTCTCGGCCGAAGAGGCGTCCCGAACGGCAAGCGGCGATTTTGTTCTGGTCGGATCCGGGCTTCCTGTCTTTCCGGGGCGTCCGACAACCATTCGTGCTAATGGCGATCTGTTGCTGACGGGGTTCGTTCGCGACGTCGGTTCATCCTACAGCGAAGTGGATCGCAGTCTGTCGTGCACGTTTGTGTCCAGGACTATAGATTTGATCGAAGCCTCTGCGGTTCATGATGGCGGAGAGATCCTGAACAAAGATCTCGTTGCAATCGCAAAGGAGCTTGATAGCTACGGGGTTGGTATCGAGACGGATGGCGCGGTCTTTCCTCCCGAACCTCGGCATAAGTTGCAGCTTGGTGAAAGTGCATTCTCGTCGATTGAGCGGAGAGCGCGCGGTCGCGGGGCGCTGATCTATGACACCGCGAAGGGGCGGCTGAAAATCGCCACGAAGCCGGAAGGCGTCCATGCGGGGACGCTGAAGCGCGGCGTCAACATCCTTCCCGGCTCCAGTGCTTCCTTGACGGAAGAGGGGC